CCGCGCCCGCATCCGAGGCTTTTGAGGCGGCCCCGCGCATGACCGCCCCAACGGCCCCGAGGCCACCGCCCACGGCTCCGCCGAGCAGTGCGCCGTGTCCCGCGCTGGCGACGAGCTTCTCTGCGCTCAGGCTCTCGTTGCGGAGCGTGGCCCGGCTCACCTCCTGGCCGACGCCGAAGAGCGCCCCCTCGGCTGCGGCGCTGGCGGCTCCGGCGGTCACCCGCTCGAGCGCCCCCGGTGCCGCGCCCAGGATCGCCCGCTCTACCGCGCCGCCCGCTCGTGCCGCCAGAGCCGAGGGCATGGCCCCCGCGGCGAGCTCCACGCCCCGGAGCGCGCTCGCCCCCTCGGCGGCCCCGACGCCCGCCCGCGCCGCGCCCCCGGCACCACCGGAGAGCAGCACCGGGGCGATCATGCCGGCGCCCTCGCCCGCCAGCGACGCGAGGGGGTTGGCCTCCTGCAAGTTCCGGAGCGTGTCCGCCTCGACGGCGCCGATGCCCGTCAAGGCCAGGTCCGAGAGGCCCAGCGTGGCCCCCCGGAGGCCACCGGTCACCGCGGCGAGGGCAGCGCCCCCGACCCCGCCGAAGGCCTCCTGCTGGCGCTGCTTCTGGAGCACCGCCGCGTCGCCCACGCCACCGCCACCGAAGCGCGCCTCGGCGCTGCTCAGGTAGGCCGCGGCGTCGGTGCCGCTAAGCTCGCGCGTGGCCCCGGTCTGGTCCTGGATCGCAACCTTCTGGTCGGCGAGGAAGCCAGCTTTCCCCGAGCGCACGAGGTCCGCCGCCGTCGCCGCGTCTGCGGTGATCGGGGCGCCCGTCTGCGCGTCGTAGAGCTGGACGTCAGCCACTCACTTCACCCCGAGGTTCTGTACGGTGATCTGGCGCGCGCTGTTGAGCGCGCGACGGATCTCTTGTGTAGCCACCAGCGCGCCAGGGCCACCGCCGAGCATCTGCTGGAAGAGCCGCGCCTGCGTCTCCGACGGCACACCGGCGCCGGAGAGCTGGGATTTGAGGCCCGTTACGTCGTCGGCGCCGATGACGCGCCCCTCGTCCGCCAGGGCTCCAGCAACGCGGTCGAGACCCACGAGGCGCGCTCCCTTCTCCAGGTAGCCAGCGGCGGGCGCGGCGCGGAGCCTCGCCTCGACGTTGTCGATGGTGGCTAGCCCTTGCTCGGCCATGTTCAGCTTCTTCTGCGCCTCAAACGCCGCCTCTTTCGGTGCGTTCGGGTCGATCTGGAGCTTCTGGCCACCCACGAACACGGCGCCGGGCTGGTCCTTGTTGGCCTCGCGACCCGCCTTCGCGGCCTCGTTGGCGGCGTCGAGCTTCTTCTTCTCCAGGTCGGCGATCTGCCCCAAGAGTTTGGCGCGATTGTTTCCGCCACCGCCGACCCCAACGGGCTTCGTTGCCGCGGCGATCTGCGCCTGGAGCGCGAGGTCTTCCTGGGCGCGGCGCTGGCGGATCTGGTTGACGGCGCCCTCCAGGCGAAGGTCAAGCATGGTCGTCTCGACGGGCTGCCCCGTGAGCGGGTCGCGCTTGCTGCCCCCCACCGGCATCCGCGCCCGGAGCTGCTCGTACTCCGCCTCGAACTGCCGCTCCATCGCGTCCAGCTTGGCCAGGTTCGCGGCATGGACGCCGGCTTGCTGGCTGCCGGTGAGGTCGAGGGTCTGCTTGTAGATCTGGGCCAGCTCGCCCGCCTTCTGGCCGCGCGCCTGCTGGGCGAGCTGTTGCGCGCTGTTGTCGCGGTCCATGAGGGTGAACAACGTCTGCATCGCCGCGTTGGGCTGCCCCCCTCGACCTGCCATCGACTGGCCCAGGCCCGCCATGATGGCCCCCACCATGAAGCCCGCCCGCTTGCCGTCGCTGGCCTTGTTCCAGAGGCGGTCCGGGTCGATGGTGCCGGCGGCCACGTCCTGCTGGATCTGGGTGAGCTGGTCGCGGATGGGGGCGAGCTTCGCCTCGCGCTCCGCCATGAGACGGGCCTCTTCCTCGACGCCGCGCATGCGCTCTTCGGCGAGGTCCATGCCGCGGTCGGCCCGGCGGAAGGTCACGTCCCGCTCGCCCCGCGCGCTCGCCTCTTCGATGGCGCCGGCTTCCTTCTGGAGCCCCCCGAGGCGCACGAGCGGCTCCGGCGCCGGAGGACGCACGAAGCGCCCCTGCGGCTGCGGGCGAAGGAGCGCCGCTTGCTGGGCGCTGAGGAGGTTGTTGTAGCTGTCGAGGAAGGGGTTGGACTGCCCCGTTGGAGCTCCCCCGGTGGGGCCCGGAGCGCCGGGGGTGCCCGTCACGATCTTGGTGGGGTTGACCGCGGTGGAGACGACGCCCTTGTCGTTCATCGCCGAGCCGAAGCCCAGCGTCGGCGGCGCGAACTGCGGCGTCTTGGGGGCCAGGCCTGCGGGGGCGAGCTGCGCCGAGAGCGGGGGCGTCCACGCGGGCGCAGACGGCCCCGGGGGGAGGCCGCTGGCGTTGGGGTCACCCTGGGGGAAGAAGCGCAGGCGCTGACGCTCGGCGGCCTCTAGCGCAGCCGGGTCCACAGGGATCGACGGCGGGGCCGGCAAAGCCATCTCCAGGGGCGGCGCGGGCACGAGGAAGCGCCCCTGGGGGGCCTGGGGAACGGGCGCCGCCGGGAGGCGAGGGAGGTAGCTCCCCGCCAGCCCACCCGAGAGGCCGAAGTCGAGAGGTCCAGGCATCGCGTCACCACCACTTCTTTCCGCCCGAGGAGTCCCACGCGCTGTCCCATTCGCCCTGCGTCGGCGCGGCGCCCCCGCCGGTTCCCTGGGTCATGCCCATCGCCGCCAGCGAGCCGCCCTGTTGCAGCACGCCGCCCGCGAGCTGGCGCTGGTAGTCTTGGTCGCGGTTGCGTTGGCTCTGCGCCATTTGCTGCATTTGCAGGGAGGCTCCCTGGTTGCCCGACTGCCCCGCGATCACGTCGCTGGCGTACTGGCTTTTCGCTCCCTGCTGCCCCGCCAGCGCGGCAAGGCGGCCCTGCTCCAGGCTTCGAATCATCGCGTCGTTCTGGGCGCGTTGCTGCGCCTCGTTGGCCGCGATCATCTGCGTCTGGCCCTGGCTCTGGCCCCGCATGTCGTTGTCCTGGCCACGCATCTGGGTGCCCGACTGAAGCAGCCCCGCTCGAGCGGCGGCCACCTCCTGGGCGCGGAGCATCGCCCCCTGCGTCGAGGCCTGCGCCGCGTTGGCCGAGCCCATTCGCATCGCCTCCTGGTTGGCCAGGAGCGCCGCGCCGCCGCCGCCACGGGTGCTCGCCGCCTGCTGCGCCGCCTGCGTCGAGGCCTGGGCCAGGCCCTGGCGCATCTGCAGGTCAGCGAGCGAGGGGGTCTTGCCGGCGAGGACGTCGCGGTAGCTCTGCGCCGCCTCGCCCTGGATGCCGCGGGCTTCGAGCCCGTAGGCCCGGTCCTGGTTGGCCATCGACCAGTCCATGACCGGGGCCGCGCGCCCGCCGAAGTAGTCCTGCTGCTGCCCGATGCCCTGCAGGTACTGGTCGTAGCCGGGGGTCGTGTACAGCGCGGGGTCGACGTAGACGGGCGGAGGGCCGCCTTCTTCCTCGTCGAAGCCGCCGCCGATGAGGCCGCCGATCATGCCACCGGCGCCCATGCCAACCCCGGCGCCCATCGGCCCGCCGAAGAAGGCGCCGATGCCGCCGCCGGCGACCGTGCCGATCCCTGAGCCCCAGTCTGCTCCACTCGCCATCATCCACCTCCGCCGCGGTTGAGAGCCGGAAGGCGGGGCGTCCCCCGTTCCGGCACGAATTCCAACGCCATGCGCTGCAACGACACGCCCACCCGTGGCTCGACGCCCGCAGGCGGCTCGCTCGCGTCGGGGGGCAGGTCGGTCAGCCGAACTTTGATCGCCTGGCTGGCCTGAATCGTGAGGGGCACCTCGTACCGGACCAGCGGGAGGCCCGTGATCGTCGACGCCGCCTGGAGGTCAAGCGTGTGCGTTTGCTTGACCGTCGCGGCGTCGAAGTCGAGGTAGATGTCGACGCGCAGCGAGCACCCGCTGAGCTTCTCTCCGAGCAGCACCAGGCGCCGGTGGCGCTGGTAAGCGCCGGGCCCCTGGGGGCAGATCCAGGGCGTCTCGTAGACCCCCGTCACCCACGAGGGATCCCCCGCGACATCCTGGCCACGGTCGTCCGGGTTGCCGGGCTCGCCCTCGGCGCGGAGCAGCTCGTCAGCGGTCACCACCAGGAGGTCCTGCCAGAGCGCGATGCCGAACAGCTCCGACGCCATCGCCGTGTCCTGACGGCTCCAGGTCTGGTGAAGGTAGTCGTAGACCGCGCCCACGGTTTCCCCGTCGGCGTTGGCGAAGAGCCAGACCACCCGCGACCGCTTCGGGTCGTGGACCGCGCCGAGGCAGGTCGGCCGCTCGTCGGTGAGGTCCCGGATCGCCTCGCCCACGAGCGAGACGGTGAGGTTCCGGGTGAGCAGCGCGATCCCGGCCGACGTCTGGAAGAAGACGCCCTCGGGGGTCGTGACAAGGCTCCGGCTGTCGAGGCATCCGTGTTGCGCCGTTACCAGCCAGGGCGCCGGCCAGAACTCGCCGGTGCCGTTGTCGGCAGGGCCCTCGCCCACGAGGTAATAGATCCGCCCGGTGGTGAAGCAGACCAGCTTGTCATCGAGGCTGGCGAGCGCGGTGAGGCGGTCGGGGCTGTCGGCCAGGGTGACCTGAAGCTCTGGCGGGAACACGGGCTGCTCGCCGCGGGTGAGCTGACGCGAGGCCCACAGGTCACGCCCCGTCTCCGCGCTGGCGAGCCACAGGCGCCCGCGGTGCAGGCATAGGTGGATGCTCGCCGGGGGACAGATCGGAGCGAGAAGCCCGCGGGGGGCAACCTCCTGGCCGAAGCCCCGGGCCAGAAGATCGGCGTCGTCGCTGTCGTCGGTGAACGTTGTCGAAAAGAGCGAGGTGTTGTTGGTGGGGAGCGCGTCCCACTCTCGCAGCCGGTAGTACACAACGTCACCGCTGAGGGTGATGGAGTTGCCAGCGCTGCGGTAGATCGCGATCTTCGGCTGCCGTCCCAGGCCGAAGCGCAGGCGCCCGCGCCGGGAGATCTGGGTGCAGGTGAAAACCAGGCCGATATCCCAGCCGCCCGAAGCCGCGTCGATCAGCGTGATGGCCAGGTCAGGAGACCAGGGCGAGACGTGAAGCAGGCCCGCGTCGTCGTACCATTCGTAGCGCGCCCGGTAGAGGTACGTGACCCCCGTGGGGGACGAGGCGAGGTCACCACCGAAGGTGAACGATGGCTCGCCCCAGGTGGGGCCCTGGAGGAAGGAGAATTCCGCGTTGCTGGTCCCGTCGCCGCTGCTGACGAGGCCGCCCCCCAGCACGTACAGCGGGCGAGGAAGCGCGCTGTGGAGGTTGGGCCCCTGGCGCGGCGACCAGTCGAGGGTGAGCTGCTCCAGGCGCAGCGGGCGGCCCGGGTCGTAGGTGATGAGCGGCGCCACCCATCGCAGCTCGTCGCTGAGGATGGGCCACATCTTCGGCACGTACTGGCCGAAGGTCTTGGTCGCGTTGATCGTGCCGGCTTTGGCGGCGAAGGTAAGGATCGAGGAGTCCGGGTCGTTGAAGCAGACGAGGGCGACGTGCGACACCGGCCCGGAGCCCGTGGTGCTGTCGGTGATGCCGGTACCTGCGGTGTACTCCACAGACGTCAGCCCGGAGACGAGGCCGCTTTCCGCGTTGTTGACCTGGGCAAGACAATCCTGCCAGGCCACGACCAGCCCGTAGATCCTGCCCTGAATCAGGTGCAAGCCCGAGGCGAGGCAGCAGCGGTGAGCGTTGCGGGGATTGACGACAGAGCCGCCGGAGTCGACTTCCTTGTATTGCACCCGGCCGCGATCTTGGGCCGTCGCCGCCACCTCGTAGGCGCAGCAGGTCGTGGTGCCGTTCATCGCGATGGCGACCCCGGGAGACCAGAACGCGGGCGTCGCTTCGAGGGTGTAAGGGCCGCCGCTGGTGCCGCTGAGGTTGGCCAGCATCCGGATCACCCTCACGTCGTGGGCGGCGCCCTCGTGATAGATCGCCTGCACCCCCACGGTCGCGTTGCCGCAGACGCCGATGTTTTCGACGGTGCCGCCGGCGGCGTAGTTCCCGGTCACGCTGACCGTGGCGGTCGCGTTGGCGATGCGCCCGAAGCGCAGCGTGGACGAGGCCGCGGTGGAGTAGGCGAAGACCACCTCAGCGAGCGAGTAGAGGTTGGCGTCGAAGTGCGCGGCAGCGGTGGCGGAGAGGACGACGATCGTCTCGCTGAGGTCGGTGCCGCTGATTTTGCGCGCGCTGAAGCCGTTCGTCCGATGGTTGTAAAGAACCCAGACGTCGTTGTTGATCTGGACGCAGGCGGTGCGCGAATAAAAGCCGCTGGTGAGCGAAGTCGCCTGCTGGATTGTGGCGCCGGTGCGGGCGTCGACGATCTTGTAAAAGGTATCGCTGGAGAGGGCGCCGTAGACCACCAGGAGGAAGGCCCCGGAGCCGAAGGGGACGACGTCCGTGAAGGCAAGAACGTCCGTGGTGGCCACGAGCCCGCGCCGTTCGACGGAGCAGGGGGAGACGTCGTCCTGGTCGCTCCAGAGGTCGAGACCTTCGCTGTAGGTGTAGAGATGGGGGATGCCCGAGGCCGGGGACGGACAGACGGCGCGGAGCGTGGTCCCGTCGCCCTCGACCTTGTAGCGGGGCGTGATGTCGGTGGAGTCCTCGAGCCGCAGGCGCAGGCCCCAGCCCTTGCGCTTGGTGATGCCGCCGCCGCGCAAGACCTCGAAGTTTTCGAGCTTCGCCGCTGCGCCCATCGGGAGCAGCTTGGGGTCGACCCCTTCGGCGAGGCTCCGGCCGATGGGGAGGTCGAGCACCTGTTCTTGCTGGCTCACAGGTACACCCACAGGTCGTAGGTCGCCTCGTTGCTGGTGGCGTTCTCCAGCACCACCGAATCCCCGGTGAGGCCCATCTGCACCAGCAGAGTGGCGCCGCCGCGAGGGACGGACGGGAGCACGCCGCGGGGCGTCGTCTTGAGCCCGTGGGGGATCGTGCGGCGCTCCAGCGCCTTGAAGGCGATGCCTTCCAGGAGCACACCCGGGGGGAAGCGCCGGCGGAGCTCGCCCGAGAGGTCGTCGCTTCGCTCGCGCCCGACCTGATCGACGCGGGGGTCTCCGGCCAGGTTCCGCCGCTCGCCGCTCATGGCTCACCGTCCGTGTAGTCACCGGGGCGGAGGCGCCGACGGTCGGAGCGCCCGCGCATCCGCTGGGGCTCGTTGGTGGTGCGCCGGGCGTGGGCGGCGCGAATGCGGCCCTCGACCTCGCTCATGAGCGCGTAGAACGGGCTCGGGTCGTCCTTCTCTTTCGTCCGGATGTAGGCGCAGCCGCGGGCGATGAGCCACTCGTCCGCGTTGTTGGGCGCGAGCAGTCGCACGTCGCTGTCGTCGGTCAGCGTGGCCTGGACGGGGTGCGGGACGACGGAGAGGTAGACGGTCCCGTACGGGGGCGTCCGTGGCACCGGGAGCAGTTCGATCTGATCGACGTCGTCGTCCGTCGTGCTGTCGCTCGCCTCGGCGCCCCCCAGGCGCCAGCGCAGTCCCGCGTGGTCGGTGAAGGTCAGGTTCAGGAGCTGCACCCGCTCCCATTCCTCGAAGGGGCGCAGTTCGGCGTAAGGTTTCCCGCGCGGGACGACGGTCGGGCTGACGTCTCCGGTCAGGTCCGCGGCGCAGGAGTAGACCGCCAGCACCTCCTTGACGGAGGTCGGCAGGTCGTAGACGGAGATCCCGTCGGTGAGGTTGAGGGAGACCGTCTTGCGGTACGGCTCGGGGCCGTGAATCTCCAGCAGTACGTCCAGCAGGGCACGCGCCGCGCTCTTGAGTTCCGCCTTCAGCTCGGCGTCGGTGATGTGCTGGTTGTTCTCGTAGCCCACCCGGGCCCGAGTCCGCGTCACCAGATCGCTCAAGAGCGCGTAGCGCATGCGTCAGCCCTCCTCGTAGGAGCAGACCGCGATCATCTCCTCCAGGGCCTCGGCGCCCTCCTGGGAGTCGAGGGTTTTCGGGTCGAGGCCGAGGGCCCTGGCCAGGCGCTCAAACGCATCGAGCTTCGCCTGGGCCATGTCGCCCCCGTCGTCCTCCGCCTCGACCTTGCCCGAGGGCTCGGGCTTCGGCGGGACCATGTCAGCCAGGGACTTCTTCACGAGACCCCCTGGGCCGTGTTGCGGAGCGTGATGTCGATGTGGAGCCACTCGGTGCTGGTGAGGTCCACATCACCATCGGTCTCGTACGCGATGGCGTAGTCGTTGGTCCCGTTGGGGGCCGCGTTGGGGGTGTAGGTGCCGTTGGGCGGCGAGGTCTCCGCCGTGACCAGCGTGCCGTTGGTGACGACGCTGCCCGCGGAGATCTCGGTGCCGCGCATCACGGCGCCGGCCCGGGTCTTGGCCTTGCGACGCAGCCCGAAGGCGTTGCCGTAGCCGATGGACACGGTCGCGTTGGTGCCTTCGGCCGCGGCGAAGGCGATGCTCGTGATGGTCCGGAAGGCCTCGACCCCGCTGGCGATGGTCGCGGTCTGGGCGATGTTCACGGTCTCCGTCATCGGGTCGCCGTGGATGTCGGTGCCGGTGATGAGCGCGGTGGCCGGAGCGTCCGCTGGGGTGCCGCCCGCGGTGGTGAAGGTCACGTTCCTGGGCCGTGCCAGCAGCTCGGCGAGGCCACCCGAGAGGAGGCCCGCCGTCAGCACGGTCTGCGGCGCGACGGTGGTGGCGGTCGCCGCGCGGAGCCCGGCGGCGGCGGCGGCGAGCGGGTCGGTCAGCTCGTCCGCGACGAAGTTGCTGGGCTCGTGCACCGCGACGTCGATGTAGCGACTGGCCGCGACGCTGGTGCTCACGTTGTGGGTGATGACCTTGGCGACCTTCTTCGAGGCCGCCGTGGCGTAGTTCGTGTCCTGGACGCTGGCGTGTACCTGCTCTGCCTGGGGGAAAGCCTCCCGCAGAAAGATCCGGTACCGGCCGACGCCGAGGCGGGTGACGCTGGCGACCTGGCTCGTCGCGCCCTTGATGGTGCTGGGGTTGCTGTTGGCTGCGCCTTGGACCCTGGCGGAGAGTTCCACCTGGGAAGGGCTGCAGCCTGCGATTTCTCGACGGATTCCTGCGGTTCCCATGGTGCCTCCTCAGGTCGCGATCTTGATGCGGAGGAGATCCTTGGGGCGCTGGCAGCCGATCTGGGCGTAGAAGCCCAGACGCCACTTGTAGGCGTCGGCCGAAGCGTCCGCGCGGATCTTGTTCCCGTCCTTGTCGAGGACCCCGGGGAACATCGAGTTGCGGGCGTAGATGGCGATGTTCGCCGGGTCGAAGCCGCGCACCACGCCGCGGGGCGCCTTCTCGTCCTCGTACATCCGGAGCATGCGCCCGCCCTGGCTGAACTTGACCGTCTGGATGCTGACGCTCGGGTCGTTGGGGCTCTTCACGATGTCCCAGACCACGGCGTTCCCCAGGTCCTGGCGGATGTTGTGCGCGTCCAGCGGGTTGACGCAGAGCACGGTGGGGAGGCACTTCAGCGCGCGGGCGTGAGCCAGCGCCTTGTTGATGCCCTCGATGGGGTTGAAGGCGCTCGCGTCGTAGCGGTGCCCGGCGAGCTGCCCGATGTGCACGCTCCGGTCGACGGTGAGGAAGCTGTCCCCGGAGGTCGGCGCCGTCTCGGGGTTCCACCCCTCGAAGCCCTTCATCTTCGCGTCGTAGTCGCCCTCGACGTAGACGTAGTCGTTCACCACCGGGGTGAAGCCACCGTTGGCCGTGTAGGTGATGACGCCGTTGTCGTGGTCGACGGCGGTGATGGTGCCGGTGCCGGCGCGCAGGGTGCCGCTGTTGCCGGTGCGGTTGGGGTTGGCCTGGAGCACCATCCCCACGAAGAACCGAACCGCGTCGTACGGGTTGGTCAGGGTGAAGGTGGTCGGGGGGCCCGCGGCCAGCGAGGCGATGCGCCCCAGGTTGCCGGCGCCGTCGCCGTGGATGTGCTCGCCGATGCTCTCATCGAGGGAGTCGAAGGAGCCTTGCATCTCCTCCTCCAGCTTCGCGATCAGGGACTCGTCATCCTCGATGGCGAAGAGGGCCTCGCCCTCGATGCCGCCGCTCGCGTAGTCCTTCGCGGTGGACATGACGAACTGCGCTTGCTTGGAGCCGGTGCCGTTGGCGAGCGCGGTGCCGAACACCGCGGAGCGACCGGTCTGGATGCCGTACTGGACGACCAGCGGCATGATGAGGCCTTTGAACGGGCGAATGGGGATCATCGCCGCGGTCGCGTTTTTCTCGAGCAAGAGCTTGGTCAGCCGCTTCTGCGGCCAGACCGTCTTCAGAGCCTTGTTGAACGTTGCAGTCGTAAGAGATGCGTCAGCCATGGGGACTCCATGGCGAGGGCGTCAGCTTGCCTGCTGGCGGCCCTCGCGGAGCACGGCCAGCGCCCGACGCCGCAGGATGACGGGATCCGTCTCGTCATCTTCTACTGCGGCTTCCTGCGCGGCCCGTTGCGAAACACCCACGGGCCTTCGGCTCGCGGGGGTGGCGCTTGGCGCCGCAGGAGTCGCCGGCTGGCCCGGCCCCTTTACCTGCGAGGGGTTCCCGGGCTGAGGCGCCGGGTCGCCGTAGTGAATCTTTGCGCGCCGCTCGACCTCGCGCATGACGGCGGCGGTGCCGACGTTGCCGCCGAGCTGCTGGCGGATGGTCTTCGCCTCTTCGACGAAGGCGTCGGCGCCGACCTCGCGGGCGTAGCGGGTCGCCTGGGCGTAGGCCTCGGGGTTGGCGTCGACCACGTCGACGATGCGCCCCCAGATCTCCTGCCGCTCGGCGAGGGTCTTTTGCTGCTGCTCGCGCTCCTGCCGCTCCTGCTGCTCGCGCTGCTCGCGCTGAACACGGTCGCGGCGAGCGGCAGCCAGCTCCTCGCGCACGTGGTCCGGCATCTGGAGGTCACCGGCGAGGCCATCGAGGACCTTCTTCGGGTCCGCCCCGAGGGTCTCGAAGAGCCCCGTGTAGTTCCCCTCCTGAAGCGCGCGGTCGATGGCCTGCAGGCGCTGCAGCTTGGGCCGCACCTGCTCTTCCCAGCCCTTGCGCTGAGCCTCCCAGGCGGCCACGTCGGCGCGAAGACGCTCCTCGCGCCGGGTAACGTCGGCGACCTTGGCGTCCGCCTTCTCCTGGATCTTCTTCGCCTTCTCCTCCAGGCGGATGGCCGCGGCGAGAGAGGGCGGCATGTCGCCCTTGCCCTTCCCCTTGCCCTTGGGCGCGGGCTTGCCGTCCTCGCCCTCGGGGGCCTCGCCTTCCTCGGCGGAGGGCTCCGGGGACTCGGGGGCGGCAGGCTCGACGGCCTCGGCGGGAGGCTCGGCGGCGTCGACGTCGACAACGGGGGCGTCTGCGGTGGGCTCGCTCATGCGGCCATCTCCGGGGCGGGGGGCAGGGGCGCCTCACCGCCGGCGGGGGGCGGCGGGGGCGCTGGGGGGTTGGCGGCCAGGAGCAGCGCCTTGCAGTCGCCGATCCACTGCCGCAGAAGTTCCATACGCTCCTCGGGGACGCCCCAGATCTGCCACTGCTGGTAGTGGCGGACCGCGGCGCCGAGGCACAAGGAGAGGTTGTAGAAGGGCTCCGGTGGCAGGTACTTGCCCTCGTCCAGCATGATCTCGAGGATCTGCTCGACGCGATCCCACGACGCCGTCACCAGCCCGAAGGCGGCCTCGATGTCGGGGAAGTCGAGGAGCTTGAGGATCTGCTCGGCGGGGATGCCCAGCCGCTCGGTGAAGCCCGTCGAGACGAGGTCGACGACGCTGTCGAGCTTGCCCTGGGGGGTGCTGGGCAAGAGGTTCGTCGGCCAGGTCTGGAGGATGTACGAAGACTCATCGATCCGGACATCGTTCCAGGCGATGCGCTCGGCGTGGCCCTTGCCCTGGTAGGCCACGTCGTAGGAGGAGTCCTCCTCGGACAGGCGCTCCATGAGCCGCACGATTTCACGTGAGACGTCGATGTAGAACTGCTCGTAGGCGCGGGCGAAGTCGAGGAAGCGCTTGCTCTGCAGGTCAGCGGTCAGCCGGATGGCTCGCCCGCTCGTGGTGCCCGCGGGCTTCTCGCTCCGGGCTGCGGCGACGGCTACGCCGCTCATCTGGTAGGCCAGCTCCAGCAGCCGATCGAACCAACGGTACACCTCGGGGGAGACCGCGGGGAACACGATGGGCTCCGGCTTCACGGCGCCCTCGATGAACCGCCCGGCGTCGCCGGTGAAGTGGCCCTTGTTGACCTTGCTGTTGAGGGGCAGCCAGATCTTGGTGTGGGCGTGTAGCTCCTGGCCGTCCTCGATGTCCGCGGCGGCCACGTTCAGCGCGCGCTGGATCTTCCGCAGCTCGTCGGCGAGGGAGCGGGCGTGGAAGCCGCTGGTCGGGGTCTTCCACCGGAGGAAAGCGAAGGGGAACGACTGCGCCGTCCAGGCCTCCTCGTCCAGGGTGCAGGCGGAGCAGACCACGACGTGGCGCCCGTCCTTGGCGTTGGGGCCGCTGGGGAGGTGCCAGGCCTCGACCACGCAGACCAGATCGCTCTCACTGTCAGACCACTGCCACTGCAGGTTCAGCTCGTCGCGAGCCGTCTCGATCTCGTTGGCGTGCTTGGGGTAGAGCTCCTGGAGCACGGTGCGGTCGACCCACCGGGTGAGGTAGACCGACCGGGGGGCGCCGTAGTGCCCGTCGCGACGGTCCACCCACAGCTCACCGGGAAGGATGCGCCGGAGCGCCGCACGGCCCGTGAACTCGTCCTGCACGATCTGGACGCAGCCCCAGGGGGAGGTGAGGGCGTCGAGCACGACGGACGAGGCGAGGCGGTCGAAGGCGCACTCGTTGAAGACGCCCTCGACAAACTTCCCCATCTTCTGGCCCTTGCGCCGCAGGGTCCAGTCGCCGCCGGAGGTGAGGAACAGCGGGCGAGGGCGGGCCTGGATGGTCTCCACCCTCACCGTGTCGACGCACGAGCGCACCGCGTTGACGGCGAAGTGGCCCTCAACCTCGGTGCGCTGCAGCTCGTAGCCACCAAAGGCGAAGGGCAGGGCTTGCCAGTCGTCGTAGAGGCAGAGCGAGGTGAACGTACGCTCGTTCAGGTCGCTCTGGTCGTCCTGGATCTTTCGCACGACCCGCATCAGCGAGGCGTGGGGCTTGTCCTCGTGCCACCAGCGGAGGTTAGCCATCGGGCTCCTCCGCATGGCGAGGGCGCCGAGGACGGACGGACGTGGAACGGAAGAGCGGGTCCTCGGCTAGCGTTTCATCGTCGGGCTCCTCGGTGAGGGTGGGCTCGGGCTCAGGGGGCGCCGGCAGCGGGGCAGGGGCGGACGGGGCCGCAGGCACGAGGGCGAAGGTGACAACGACCTGCGTCGCCCCCGCGTCCCTCAGTGCTGCCAGCGCCGCCTCGATGCTCACGGGAGGGAGTCTGCTGGCACCGGTCGACGGTTGCTAGAATCGTGTTGTCAACGTGCATACAGGTTGACCGCTCAATCAAGGTATCGTGGTATCTTGGGGGCATGTCACTACGTAAACAGGTGAGCCTGGAGCACGAGGTGTACGAGAAGGCCCGCGCCGTCCATCTCCTGACCGGAGAGACCTTCAGCCGCGTCGCTGACATGGCGCTGGCGGCCCTGCTGGACCAGCGGCCCGACCTGAAGCGCCGCGTCGAGGAGCTTCAGCGTACCCTGGCGGCATGACCTGCCCTCCCCGCCTGCTCCCGCACCTCGACGCCCTCGGGCTCGACGCCCGCCAGCCCGTCAAGGTCACCGACCTGGAGAGCGGGAGCGTCATCCTCGAGCAGGAGGTCTTGCCCGCTTCAGACCGGCCAGAGAGCAAGGCCATCGTGCGGCGCGTGGCGGTCCCCTTCTGGTCCAGGCTGCGGGGCTAGAGCCAGGCCAGGCGCTTGCTTGCCTGGCGCTCCTCGGCCTCGATCATCTCGCGCTCATCGGGGTCCAGGTGGGCCCGGGTCCTGGGCTCCTCGACCTCTCGGGCCCCCACCGCGGCCAGGCCCCACACGGCGTTGGCCAGCCCTTGCGCCAGGTCACCGTGGCTCCCGTCGATGGCCTCGGGGATGACCACGGAGATCTGGTTGCCCACTGTGCGGCGCTGCTTGATCCCGGTGAGCTGCTCGCGCAGGCGCCGCAGCAGCGCGGCCTCGGGGCTGTCGTCGTCGTCCGCGGGGGTCGGCGCCTTGACGAGGCCCTCGCGCACCTGCGCCCGGAGCGACACCAGCGCATCCGTCGCCGCCGGGGCATCGTGGACGCTCAACCCGGCGTCGCCCATGTGCTCTTCGAGCGACGCCCGCTCGTGCTGGTCGGCCACCAGGCCCGAGGCCCCGAAGGTCGCCAGGCGCTGGGCGAAGTCCCCGCAGACCACGCTCGGCTTGAGGCGCACGCCCCCCGTCGGCTTGTGCTCCAGGAGGTCAGCGAGCCAGACCTGACGCGAGGGACGCTGGCGCACGATGGCGAGCGAACTGCTGTTGCGCTTGAAGCCCAGGTCCCCGCCGGCGCCCACGAGGTCACCGGGCGTCGGGCGGGTGCCCAGGGGCGGCGCGGTGCCATCGAAGATGCTGTCCAGCTCAGCGTCGGAGAAAAACAACTCGGTGGTGGTGCTGCCCCACTCGGCGCCGAACTCGATGGCGGCATTGCTCGCGTCCTTGCGATAGGCGTTGTCCACCTTGCGGAGCTGCAAGGGGTTCGTGCGCATGTTCCGCGTCGAGGCATGGGCCACGAGGGCGTTGCGCGGGTGCTCGAAGTTCTCCTTGTACTTCCGGTGCAGAAGGCCACGAGCCACCCAAGGCGTGCTCGACACGATGGTCTGGCCGCCCTCGACGACGCGGGGCTCGGCCGCGTCGAAGATTACGTCATCGTTCACCACCCCGCTCTGCCGATCGCGGAAGAAGCAGGTCTCGTCCATCAGCACGCCGATCAGCGTCTTGCCTCGCCCGCTGATGCCACCGGCCCCGGCTGCCATCGGCTTGATGGTCACCTTCTGCCCGTCCTGGGGGCGCTTGATGGTGAGCTGCTCCGAGGTGTCGGTGGTGAGGCATCGCTTGATGTCGGTGTGCTTCCGGGCGGCCCCGGCGATGTAGCGCAGCGCCTGCTCTGCCTCCTCCAGGCGCGGGGCGATGATGACGGCGAAGGCCTCCTCGCCCGGCGCCAGCCCGCTGAGGTCGACCGTCAGGGCAAGGTGCAAGAGGCGCAGCGAGGCCAGGTAGGTCTTGCCGCTGCGCCCCCCGGCCACGATGCACAGCACCATGCGGATGAACGCCCACTCCTCCTCGGGCATCCGGGGCAGGTCGCCGAAGATCTTCACCGCCCACGTCCGGTCCTCGCCCTGGAGGTCAGCGACCTGGAGCCCATCGAAGGCCACGAGGCAGAAAGCCCGTTGGCCTGCTTCGAGGCGCACGTCGAGGGCGTCGAGGAAGTCGGTGAAGGCGGCGCCGTCGCTCACGAGGGGTCGCCCTCCTTCGAGGCCTTCGCCTTGGGCTTGAGCCAGAAGGGCACCTCGGCGGGGGCCTGTGTCGTGGGCTGCTGGTGGATGCTGGGCCCAGCCTCGGGGCGCTTGTGGGCGCCGATGCCGTGGAGTTTCAGCCGGGTCTCCAGGAGCCGTTGCACCGCCCCCATGTCGCCAGCCTGGAACGCGACCTGGAGCGCCGCGTCGATATCCGCCTCGATCTGGCGAGCGGCGGCGCCCGCGTCGAGCACAGCTTCGAGCTGCCTCGAAGCCTCGGAGGCATGGCCCCGCACCATGGCCTCCGTCACGCCCCACGCTGCGGCGAGCTCGGCGGCGCACCCGGGCCCCCAGGTGCCGGCCTCCATGCGGAGCCTGATGGCACGGACCCGCAGCACGACGGGAGGGGGGTCGGGCGCGCGCGCTGGGTCGGACGGGGGCGAGGTGGGGGCAGCCTTTTTACCGCTCATCGAGCACCTCCTCCAGCCGCGCCTTCGCCTTGCGCTCTCCGTCAGGGTCGACCCGCTCCCTCGCCTCGACGTACGCCCGTGCTGCCTCCTGGGTGGCGGTGAGGCGGCCTCGGAGGACACGGGCGAGGCTGCGCCACGCGGTGAGGTCGTCCGGGGGTGGGCTCTCGCTGTAGGGCCCCGGGGGAGCTGGGGCGTACCAGCCGATACAGCCGTCGTCGTGGGGGCCCGTGTGCCCTGCGGGGAGGCGGCAGCGGACCGTCTCCCCGAAGTCGACGGTGGTGGCGGGGCAGGTCTGGGCGCAGGGGCCCTCGTGTCCGGGGGGCAGGGGACAGGTCACCCTCACCCATTACCACGCTTGTAGTTGTTACGCCCATGCGCGTGCAACGACCCGCAACG